TGCTCGTTACACCTGTCGTTGCAAGTGAGCGCGTCCACGCCCAGACCGATTGGATATTGCATTTTGTCCGCGGTGGCTGCGCGGTTGCGGTACCAATGTTCAAGCAGCAGATAGACTGCCTCGATACTCTGTGCCCTGGCCGCCGCCATATCAGCGGGCCCGCCGGCAGTGGTGATATAGCCGCTCAGGTACGCCACCTCGATAGCCGCGGCCCTGGTCTGGATCGTGGGCCAGGCAAACGTGCTGATCGGCTCCACCCGGCCAGGCTCAGCGGTGGTGATCACCCGATAGTTGCCGCTCGATACGGTCTGCTGGGCGCCGTCAGGATCGTAATATTTCACGCTGGCGACCGAGATTATCGGTGGATAGGGCAGCAAGACCGTCACGTGGCGTGGCCACCTATCCAGCGTCAGGGTGCGCGCTGTTTGGTGAAACGTCCGGTTAGTCTGCTCCTCGATTGTCAGCCGGCTGGCCACCACCAGCCGCGATATATACGCCTCCTCCGCAGCATCTGTGCCCGTGTAGCGCAGGTGGCTCTTAGCCTGGGCCAGTGTGATCGGTTCAACGGTTGGGTGGGTGGTGGTGGTCACATCCCACCGCACCCCCTCGAGGTGTCTGGTATAAATTCCCCCCACTTGCTCACCTCCTGGCCAGCTCTCGCGCGATCACACCCCAACTCTGCCGCCGCCCTACTGCGGGCCCACCTCCGCGGTGCCCTCGTCTACTGGTGCCGCCGCTGGCCGCCGCGGTGGCCTGGGTGCTCGCTTTTTGGGCTCTGCCACAGCCACAGCCGGCGCCGCTGGCTCACCTGGCAGCGCCGCAAACCCCGCCGCGATCCACGCCTTGGCCTGTTTGTCCTCGACCTCATAAACCCTGTCGCTGCGCAGCACGCCCGCTGGGCTGGCAGATGTCGTGATCATGCGAATCTTCACGCTATCTCCTTGGTATAATGGCCAGCCGGCGCGCGGGTGGGAAGGATTAACCACCCGGCGCCGGCCCTGCCTACCCGCAAAGGTATCCTGGTGGGGTTGCCGCCCTACGCTGGCACCGCCTGTGCGGTCAGCGGTTGCTTTTTGGCGCCCGTCAGCACCGCCACAGCCGATATCAGGGCCGCCGACGTGTTGGCAACTGGCGTGATCGTCAATCGGGTGTAGCGTTTGCCGCCCACATAGCCCAGCTTCCGCGCTTCGTTGTCATCGGCAAACGTAAACGCCGCGCCAGCCTCGGTGCCGATCAGGCCGCTATCGGCCACAGCCGCAGCGTCAGATAGCGCCGAGTCATCGCCATCTTCCAGCAGCACCGTAAACGTGGCGTCAGCGTCAGCCAGGCTGCCAGTGCAGATGCCGTACGTCACGCCTTCAAACCCGGCGCGGTCAATAATCGCGCCCACCAGGGCCGTGGTATCGGCCACGCTCTGTGGGGAAATGGCCCGTCTGATTTCCATCGAACCTGCGTCAAAACTCATGGTATCGCTCCCGCTTGGGGTAGTCTGTTTGTATGTAAACCGCCAGGGCCCCAGGGCACTGTGCCCTGGGGCGCCTGGGGGGAAACTCACTAGCTGCCCGCCAGCTGCACCCGTGCAAACGCCGCTTCAAGCACCGGCATGCCATCGCCAAAGTAGCGGCCCACGTAGCCCACCTGGTTATTGATGGCGTAAAGCTCATTCAACCGCTGCACCTCCATCGCCATCAGGTCAGCTATGTAATAGCCGGCGCGGAAATTGCCCAGAATGCCCACGTACTGGCTGGCGCTCAGCGTGTTGGGCGCATACTCCGACTCATACACAGGCATCCCCAGCAGTCTGTCCGGCGCATCCGCCGCCAGGCTGGGTTGCCAATAGTAGGTGTCGTTACCCTTTAGCTGGGCGATCTGGCTGAGCAAATCGCGGTGCCAGATCCAGCTAGCACCAGCACGTTGGGCCTGGGCCACCTTATACTTGGTGGCAAACAGCGTAGATGCCGCGATAGCCGTCGTGGTGGCGCCGGTGCTAACGTCCCGGCTGGTACTAACGCCCTGGTCGCTGGCCGTAAACACGCCCAGCGGCTGGTCGTCACCCGTACCGGTCAGGTACGCCTTCTCCTGCGTCACCGCGAACTTATACGCCAGCCGCTCGCCCACCACCGCGTCCACGTCAATTGGGCTGCTCAGCAGCAGCTTGATACTGCTCTTGAGTAGCTTGCTGGCCAGGTGCGGTGTAAATTCCCGCAGCCCGGTTGTCATCGCCGTATCTTCATCGACCGTCACAATCTCAGCGGTCCAATCGCCATCTTCTGGATCCGACTCAATCGTAGGGAAACCCAGGCCGCCAGCCTGCGTCACCGGCCAGACCGTGGCCAACTGGCGAATGCTCACCAGGTTGTCCATATTCTGGATCAGATTTGCCATAAAACGGGTGGGGGCCCAGTAGCCGCCGCCCGCCTGGTTGGCGGTGCCCAGCGCCCGCACCTCCGCCACCGCCCGCGTCTCTGCCTCAGTGTAGCTGGGCCGAGAATCGGTGAGGAAACGGTTGAACGCCCGCTCATAATCGGGACTCAGCGCCGCGTAAAACTGCGCCGTTTTTCCCGTGCGCTCAAGCCGCAGGTTATTGCGGCCCAGCTTAAACGACACCTGATCAGCGCCGGCTGCCCGCTGGTCGGATCCGCCGCGGTGCTCCAGCGCGTCTGGTGCGGTTTGCCGCTGCACCACCTGGTCCTGGGCTGCCTGCATTTCCGCCATGAGGCGGCTGCGATCCTCCGCCGCGTTGGCCGCTGCCACCGCGTCTTTGGCCGCACATTGTTGCGCCCACATTGTGTCCCACTGGGCCTGCTCCTCGGTGGTGAATAACCGCCCCTCAGCGGCTGCCTTATCGCTCAGCTCCTGCAAATCGTGCGTAAGCTGATTGCGCACTTCTTGGGTCTGTGTAGCTAGTGCTGTTGGCATCGTTCCTGGCTCCCTGTTTAGCGTGGAGCACAACAGCCGGCAGATTCCGCAGATAGCGTGGCCAGCGGTTGCGCGTGCAATCGCATCAAAACCACGCCCGCCCAGCGAACGCCGTAAGATAGTCCCGCGGTCTTGGTCACTTTGGCCCAGCCATCGTCACCAGCCGCCACCCCCTGTATACGCCACCGTGTGAGGCGGTGGCAAGTCTAATTCCGCGCCGGGTGGATCCCGGCCACTCGAGCTATCAGCCACTCAGCCGCCCGCCAGGCCCCCAGGCCGTCTAGGATCGGGTTTGCCCAGCTGCTCAGGACGCAATATCCCGCCAGGTGCGGTGGGCGGTGGTGGGCCGCGTGGGCCTCGCGGCCCTGGATGATTCCCGTGGCCTGGGCCGCCCGCACGATCCGCCCAGGGTTGGGGCGGTGCTGCATCGCGTGTACCTCGTTGGCCGCCGCCAAAAAAACGCACGCCAGCAGCCAGGGCCCTGACCCCAGCAGCAGCCACAGGCACAGCCCCAGCACCGCAGCAGGTGGCGCGGTGGTGCTGGATCGCAGCCACGCTGGAGAATCCAGCATTGCCAGCGGCTTGCGGTGGTGGCGCAGATTCGGCGCAGATATAAGCGGTCCCACAATCGGCCACTCTGGCCGGCTGTAGCGGTCCTCCCACCAGTGGGCCACCCCGCTCGCCAGATCTGCCAGCAGCCAGGCTGTGGCCACGTATCCAATGGCGTACAGCACGCTGCCCCCTTAGGCGCCGCCCGCCAGCTCCCACTCCACCTGGGCCAGCAGCAGCTCTCGCTGGCGGTGGGCCCTGGCCAGGTCCGCCGCCGCGCGGCCCTGGCGCTCCAGATAATCGCCAACTCTGTGCCGCAGCTCGCGGCCCTCGGCGGTGGTGCCCAGATAGGCTGGCTCACTGACCGGCCCCACGTCGAACAGCTCCACGCTGCGGATTTCCCGCACCGTCAGATCCCCCTCTGTGTGCAGCTCATCGCCACCCTCCAGCACCGAAAACCCAAAGCTAGAGCCCCGCAGGTCCGCGCGATCCAACAGGGCCAGCACCTGCGGGCCATCGGCGGTGCCCATATTGGGTTCCACTTCGTATTCCAGGCCCTCCTCAGTATCGCGCAGCTCGAGGGTGCCGTTACCCGTTCGGCCCAGTATACGGCTCATATCGTGGTTAAACAGGCTCAGCACGTCCCTGGCTTGCTTCTCGACACCGGCAAACGCGCCCGGCAGGATCCGTTCGACCATCCCCGGCCACAATTCGTACTGCGTCCCCGCATCGCCAGCACGATAATACACCGCCCCCAGCCCCCGTATCGTCCTCGGCTGGCCCTCCCGCTGCTCGCTGGCCCGTAGCGTCACCGCCTTCGCTCTGCGCTCTATCATCTTCCCGGCCCTCCAGCCTGTTATCATGCCGCGGCAGCATCGCCACCCGGCGCGTCCTGTGATCGTAAAGCATGCCAACTGCTCACCTCCCGCAAAATGTCCTGCCGCCTGTCTGCGCTCCTGCGGTCCACTTGCTCCACCAGCCCGCTAGCGGTGGCCTGGCCGCTCCACTCCACCCAGCTAGCCAGCCCTGCGGTGCAATAGTCCCGCGCCTCGGCCACTGGGTCGAAAACCAGCCCCACCTCCGCCAGCATCGCCGCCACCGGCACCAGGTCCGCCTGGTACTTGGCCCGCTGCCGCTTGTAAAACGCCTCCACCCGCTCCAGCCACCGCTTGGGCGCCGCCGCCGCCGCCGCCAGCTCGCTGGCCTCTTTGCTTAATGCCCTCACCGTGGCCGCGTGCAGCATCTTACCGGCTGCCTTTAGCACCGCCGCCCGGTTGGCGCTGGCCTGCTGGGCACCGCCGCCAGGCCCTGTGATCGGTACGCCGCCGGCTGCCGCCCCCGCGTCTGGGGCCGCGCCCGCAGGATCCACCCCCACCGCCGCTGCGTCCTGCATATTCGCAGGCGTCAGGTATACGTCCCCGCCCTCCACAGGCTCCAGCCGCTCGGCCCGCCTGATATCGTTGGCCGAATAGGCCCCCCACTGTCGCATCTGCGCATACCAGGTGCCGCGCTTGCCCACGTCGGCCCGCAGCATCTGTTCCACCAGGTGATCAAACACCACCAGGCCCAGCTGCACTGGCTCCACCAGCTTTGCC